TGTCAGAGAAAGCCGATATCCTTGAGCTGGCTGAAGAGCAGCTATGGCAGTTGTTTGCAGAGTGGCAGGAAGTAACCCCAGACGTTGAGGTTTTCTACCCTGATGCGTTCGATCTAAGAGACTACGACAAAGAGTTGGTATTCCTTCAGCAGATGCGTTCTAGTGGCGTTAAGTCGGTAACACTGATGCAGGAAGTTGATAAGAAGATCGCCGACCTGATACTTGATGACGAGAATCTTGCTAAAGCACACGTTGAAATTGAATCTACAGGCCAGTCTTTAGGCTTATTCACGCCGGAAGTTACAGAGCCTGAAGCCTAATGCCAGCAGACGTTGATCAGCTAAGAGAGGTAATAACTAGGGCGGATAGCCACCAAGAGAAATTGGCTGCCGCTTTGGTTAAGCTAGAAGATCGCATAACTGATCTGATGGCCACTGCCCCGCTTAAGGATGGCGAGCTGTTTGATCTCGAATGGGCTATAGCGGCAAGGGTTCAGCTACGCAACGCGATAGAAGAAGAATACCTTGCAACTGTTGATGGCTTGGTGCGTGAGTATACCGTGATAGCCGATGACGTTGCGGCGATGTTGAACACTTATGCGGACGTTACTAAGCTAGATCCGAACATTATATCAGAGCTTCAGTCGATGACCTTTAAAGGGTTCGAGGACTTGGGTCAGAACTATCTTGATGCGGTTTCTAAGGAGCTTTATGAAAGCACGCTAACAGGCGCTACGTTTGCCCAGAGCTTAAGCACTATCAAGGCATCAGTTAATGCCAACCTTGGTCGGTACGCTAGTCAGGGGCTACACGATGCCCTGATGCAGTTTGATGCAACGGTAAACACTAAGATTGCCATTGAAGCTGGCGCGACAGAGTTTAAATACTATGGCTCAGATGATGAATCTACTAGAGACTTTTGCGAAAAGCACGTTGGTAAGACTTATACCAAAGAAGAGATAGACAGTATATGGGAGGGATCGTGGGCTGGTAAGATCAGCGGCGACCCTTTCGTTGTGCGTGGTGGCTACAATTGCCGCCATAGGTTCAGAGGTGTATTCGAGGAATAAATTATGCCACAAGGTAAAGGAACATACGGCAGCAAGGTTGGCCGTCCTAAGAAAAAGAAGAAAGTAAAGAAATAAACAACTTTATGCTACAATCACGACTCACCAATACTCTTTAAGAGGCACGTTACATGAGCGATGAAATCATGGGTACAGAAGCTGAGACTGAAACAGCAGCAGTAGAAACTCAGGAAAAGACTTTTTCACAAGCAGAGCTAGACCGCATTGTTGCTGACCGAGTAGGTCGAGAACAACGCAAGTTTGAAAAGCAATTGTCAGGCATCGACATTACAGAAGCCCGCCAGTTACTCGAAGACAAGCAAGCGGCAGCAATCGAGCGCCAGAAAGAACGAGGCGACTTCGAATCTGTTTTGAAATCAACAGTCGAAAAGAAAGATCAGGAAATACAAGCGTACAAAAGCAAGCTGCAAACAACCCTAGTAGACGGTGCTTTACTAAGCGCGGCAAGCTCCAATAACGCTGTTGATCCTACCCAAGTTTCTGCACTGTTAAGAAACAACCTACGGCTGTCAGAAGACGGTAACGTAGAAGTTCTTGACGGCAATGGCACACCAAGGTATAACGATAGCGGAAATCTGCTGTCAACTGGTGAGCTGGTAGCGGAATTTTTAACGGCTAATCCTCATCATGTCCGAGCCTCTTTAAGCGGTTCAGGCAGTCAAGGTAACGCTGGTGGCTCTACACAGAAGTCTCTATCTGTGGCTGATATGGTCGATAATTGGAACGATGGCGGTAAAGAAGCCTTCGCTGCAATGAAAAAGAAATCGCCCAAATAAACCAATTTTACTAATTAATTATTTAATCTTTTGAGGATTTAAATCATGGCTGCAACTACTTCCACTACTTTAGACGACCTGTTTGTAAATATTATCGCGCAGGCGCGTTTCACTGCTGAAGAGCAATCCCTAATGATGGGTCTTGTTACTCAGTACAACATCGGTTCAGAAGCCGGTAAAACTATTCAGGTTCCTAAGTACCCAGCTATCGCCGCTGCCGACCTTACCGAAGGCACTGACATGGGTTCCACCACTGTATCAACTAGCTCTGTTTCAGTGGCTGTTGGTGAAGTTGGCGCACAGGTCTTGCTGACTGACATGGCTGCTTACGGCGCTGGCAACCCTGCTGTTGAGCTTGGTACTGTTCTTGGTAACGCTATTGCTACTAAGATGGATCAGGATTTGCTTGGCTTGTTCTCTGGCTTTACTGCTGCCTTCGGCGCTGCTGGTCAAGAAATCACTGTTGCTGATCTGTTCAAGGCTGCTGCTACTCTGCGTGCTAACAAGGTAACCGGCGTAATTAACGCTGTTGTTCACCCTTATCAGGCATACCAGTTGAAAGCTAACCTGACTAACACTTTTGCTAACCCTAACGGTGGCGACTCTCAGAACGAAGCAATGCGTAACGGCTATGTCGGTACTATTGCTGGTATCAACGTATACGAGTCTGCCAATGTTGCTATTGACGGCGCTGGTGATTCAGTAGGTGCAGTATTTGCTCCTGAAGCAATCGCAATCGCAATCAAGAAAGACTTTGGTATCGAGACTCAGCGTGATGCATCTTTGCGTGCATTCGAGCTGAACGCTACTGCCGTTTACGGTGTTGGCGAGTTGGACGATAGCTTCGGCGTTAAGATGACTTTTGACTCCGTACTTTAAGTGATAGATTCCCTGCCCTCTTCGGGGGGTGGGGTTTTACTGAGGTATGACATGGCGATAACGTATAGAGGCGAAAGGTTCGAGGGCTACAACAAGCCTAAGCGAACTACTAAACACCCAGATAAAAGCCATGCCGTCCTTGCTAAAGAAGGCGACAAGGTAAAGCTGATCCGATTTGGCCAGCAGGGTGCTGATAACAAGCCCCCTAGAAAGAATGAGAGCGAGGCAGATAAAGCCAAACGCAGATCATTTAAGGCTAGGTTTGCTACGCAGATCGAGAAAGGCAAGAAAGACAAAACCGCAAGCGCGGCATATTGGGCAGATAAGGTGAAGTGGTAATGGCATTCTCTACAGATGCAGACTTGATGCAGTTGGTTCCAGATATTCTAAATCTAGGTATTGATTTCTTTGATCAGGAACACCCAAAGGCGCAAGCAGATATTGAGCGTGAAATCAGAAACCGATGGTGGGAAAAGCGCGGTATTTCTGGCGAGCTAAAACCCGAATACTTAACTGATTCGCAGTGGACTAAAACCGCAGCGTATTTGGTTCTGTGGAAGTACGCATTGCCCCAGCTTACAAACTGGGTGGATGGTGATCGCTTCCAAAACATGATTGGCTTTTACAAGTCCCGTTACGCTGAAGAGCTTGAGGCTGTATTCCAAGACGGCGTTGAATACGATGTTGATGGCAGTGGCGCAATTGATGAAAACGAAAAGACCCCCATTAATCACGGTCGGTTAGTTCGTTAATGGATATAAAGATAAGCTCAAACGCCCGTGACATTGCCAAGCGTGTAGGCAAGAAAGGCAAAGAGCTATCAGATAGTGTAAAGCGTGCGTTATCCCGTACAGCTCAGGCTGGCGTTAATATTATTGAGGATCGCACCGCTGAAGGTCGAGGCTATAAGGGCGGCAAGTTTTCTGAATATAACCCTGTTTATGCTGCTTTTAGACGATCAAAGGGTCGGGGCGAAATCCCTGACTTACAATTTACAGGGAAGATGCTTGGTTCTATGACCACTAGGGCTAACAGCAAGCAGGCAGAAATATTCTTTAGCCGAGCTACAGAATCTAAGAAGGCGGCAATGAATGACAAAAAGCGGCCTTTCTTTGGCTTTAGCCAGAAGGAAGAAAAGAAGCTAGGCGAAATATTCTTTAGGAACTTAAAATGAGCATCAGAGAAAAGATAGCTGAAAATCTAGTTACAACGCTACAAGGCATTATTCAGCCAGTGAACATTAAGTACGTTACTAGAGAGCCGTTTGATTTCCAGAAGCTTTCTAACGCCCAGTATCCTGCAATCTTAGTACGGAGCGCAGGCGAAGAGCGTGGAGATTCTACCATTGGCGGGTCGATGACTCAGCGAATGGGTAATATTGATTATGATTTGATTTGCTACGTTAAAGGCTCGGTGATTGATGCTGCGCGGAATGATATAATTGAAGCAATTGAAGAAGGTCTTGATGTTGACCGCTACAGGGGAGGCAATGCCCTTGATACGCAGGTAACGCGCATCGAGATTGATGAAGGTTCTATAGACCCTATTGGTGGGGTTATAATGACAATTCGCGTGCTGTACCAATACACACGCGGCACAACTTAAATTAATAAAGAGGTATTATCATGGCGACTAAAACAGGCGCATCTGGTGTTGTTCAAGTACAATTAGCTGGCACTACTACAGTCGCTGTCGGTGAAGTACGGTCTTTTACTTTCGAAGGTTCAGCAGACACTATTGAAGATTCGGTGATGGGTGATCTTTCCCGCACCTATAAGCAAGGCTTATCAACTAACACTGTATCACTCGAAGTATATTGGGATGAATCGGACGCACAGCAGCTAATTCTTGACGAGCGCGCATCAGTTGACTTTAAGGTTTACCCTACAGGAACTGGAAGTGGCGAGACCTTCTTCTCTGGCAGCGGTATTGTAACTTCACGATCTATTACTGGCGCGTTTGACGGCATGGTTGAGGCTAGTTTCTCAATTCAGTGCAGCGGAGCAATTACTGAAGCGCAAGTTTAATTAAGGGGATAAACTATGGGATTAGCTAAAGAGTTAAGAAACAGAAGAAAGTTAGAGGCGCGAGAAGTAATCGTGCCTGAATGGGGTGACGACTCTGGAGCGTTTAAGCTGTATTGCAGAAGTATTACTTGCTACGACTTAGATCAGTTGCAGAAGAAGCACCCCGACTTTTTAAGTAACACCACTATCGGCTCTATGGTCGATTTGATCTGCATGAAAGCAGAAGACGAAGGCGGCAACAAGCTGTTCGGGTCTGCTGAAGATCGCATGGATTTAATGGGCGAAGAAACTGCCGTTATTTCTGACATTGCTAATCAGATGTTTGCTCAGATTGAGTCTGTCGAGGTGGCAACAAAAAACTAAAAGCCGATTCGTTTAGGATGAATTTATTATCCTTGGCTGATCGGCTTCACCTAACAATTGCGGAAGCAGAAGCAATGCCAGTTAATCACTTTTACGAGTGGCTGGCTTACTTTCAAATAATGAGCGAATCAGATGGCTGAAAATGTAAGCATTGTAATTAAGGCTTTTGACAAGACTAAACCCGCTTTTGGTGCAGTCGGTAAGTCCTTGAAGGGTGTTACTTCAGCTATCTTTAGCATGCGGACTGCTCTGGTCGGCGTAGCTGGCGTAGCTGGTTTCGGTTATCTGGCCAAACGATCTTTAGACGCAACAGATTCTCTTAAAAAGACTGCCGACAAGATCGGTACGACTACAGAAGCATTAGGCGCTTTAAGATACGCGGCCAATGTCTCAGGCGTTGAAACGCGCACCCTTGATATGGCAATGCAGCGATTCACGCGAAGAGCGGCAGAAGCAGCCGCCGGTACAGGTGAAGCTAAGGCGGCAATCAGGGAGCTTGGGCTAAACGCTCAAGAACTTAACAGGATGACGCTTGACGAGAAAATGCTAACCCTCGCTGATGCTTTTGGTGGGGTTAGCAGCGAATCAGACAAGCTAAGATTAGCGTTTAAGCTATTCGACTCTGAAGGTGCAGCGCTTGTTAATACGCTAGGACTAGGCAAAGACGGCTTGGCCGCTATGCTTGGAGAAGCTCGGGCGCTTGGCCTAACCATGTCTACTAGCGCGGCTGTAGGCGTTGAGAAAACAAACGATGCTCTGCTAAAGCTTGGCGGTTTGTTTAAGGGTGTTACCGACCAAACGGTTGCAGCCTTAGCCCCTGCTATTGAAATGCTGGTGGAAAGGTTTACTGGCTTTTTACAGCGGTCTATTGAAGCTAAAGGTGGAATCGAGAAATTCGCCAAATCATTAGCTATTGACCTTCTTAACGGCATAAAGATTGCGCTCTTTGCCTTTGAAGACTTAGCTAATGGGTTTATTAAAGTTTACAACGGCGCTGTATCAGCAAAGAATCAATTAAAAGACACTTTTGGGCAAGGCACTAAAAGCGCGGCGGCTTACAAGAAAGAGTTAGCCGAGATTGATAAGCAAATAGAAGGAAATAAAAACGCCACAAATTTAAACGCAGAGAAGCAAATGGAAGTTATAGACTTGCTTATCGCTAGGCGTAAAGAAGCTTTAAAACTATATCATCAAGCGCAAGATGCCGAGGCGAAAACTCCAGTAGGTGATGTTAGCTTTGCTGGAAGATTGGTGGGCGATCTTGATGCCCTTATCCTATCTCTAAGTAGCACCCAAGATGCAATTGTCAATCTCCCTGCGGCTGTTGTTCCAGCTTTAAACAACATTGAGCTAGGCTTTAAGTCTTGGCGCGACACTATTCCAGATTTAGACACAAGCATACAGGCGTTAGCGAATCAGGGCTTAAACGGCCTGACTGATGCCCTAACCGCTGGAGTAACTGGCGCGGCTAACTTTGCCGATGCCATGAAGGCGATGGCTAAGAGTGTAGTTGATAGCCTGATTAAGATGTTGATTCAAAAGTATATTGTTGATGCCGCTTTCGGTGCAATTACTGGTTTTATTGGTGGTCAAGCATCTACGAATCGAGCTGGAGGCTACGGAGCCTCTTTAGGTGGTGCTGACCCGTTTGAGCCTAGCAACTTTTCCCCTAAAGCTATCGGCGGTTCTGTGCAATCAGGCCAGCCCTATATGGTTGGTGAGCGTGGCGCAGAAATGTTTATTCCTAACTCGCAAGGATCAATTGTACCTAACAAAAGAATGGGCGGTGGCGGCGTGGTAGTTAATCAGACCATTAACGTCACTACAGGCGTACAGCAGACAGTGCGAGCAGAGATAGCAAGCCTTATGCCCCAGATCGCTAACGCGGCTAAGGGGGCTGTTGCTGACGCTAAAATGCGCGGCGGCAATTACAGCAAAATGCTAGGAGCATAAGAAGTGCCTTTATCTTTTCCAAGTGTAGGAATCACCAATCTCAATATGCGGCTCAAGCGTAGTGTTGCGGTATCTGAATCACCTTTCAGCTTTGATCAACAAGCGTATGAGCATCAAGGCGCTAGGTGGGAGTGTGAAGTCACTTTACCGCCGTTAAACTATGCAGAAGCAAAGGCAGTGCAGGCTTT